ATTGTTTTTCTACTATCGAAGAAATTGTATTTTCTGGAGTAGCAATCACTAGTGAATCTGGAGATCCATCTTCATTAAAGTATGTCCAATTAACATCTTCAAAGTTTTCTTGACTTGAAGATTTTTTAAATTTGTAAAGAACTTGAACATCATTAATATCTTTAGAATTTAATGTCAAGTGAACATCAATAGCAGTTGCTGGGTTGTTAATTACAACTTCCTTTGTAACATATTTTGATACAGTAGAACTGTTCTTAGAAGTATTGTCGGAAACATATGTTATTCCGTTGGCATAAGTTATTGCTTTAATTTCTAAGAATCTTGCTTCATCATCTACTTGATTCGGATACTTCAAGAAGTCTCCTACTCTAAAGATATCGGCAAGTTGATCATTCGCATCAGAATTTCTATTGAATATTACATTGTCAGTAATTCTTCCTGTGAAATCATCTGCTAGTGGTTGTGTGTCGTTTCTAACTTCTAGTTTCTGAGTCTTGTTATTCCAAATAACCGCAGTTCCAGTAATAATATTATCATACGATTCTGAAATTATGGATGGATTTCTTGCAACCATAGTTGCCGAATCTGGAATATCAAGGAATACTTCAATTGGGTTTGTAGAAATAGTAGCAGCTGGTACAACTACACCATTAACAGTTTCAATTAACGTTGGTTGATTTCCTAACGTAACTCTTTCTCCTCTCTTGAAGAACTGACTTGTCTTGAGTCTCACCCAAACTGTAGAACCTTCAACTTTAGCAATAGTGCCAACTGCTTTTGAAGTATATCCTTCGATAGCTTGGTTGTCTTGAATTTGACTGCCACTAGTATTTCCTATATTGAACTTATAGATTGGGTAAAACTCAATGATTTGGTCTCTTCTTCCGTATCTATCTTCCTGTCCAGTAGCAGATTCGATTCTGTTTGACACAGTTTTGACGCTTGCCGTAGAAAGATCAACTACTGGAGAAAGATAAGAAACGGTAGATGAAAGAGACAACTTATACAATAAGGAAGTCACATTGTTTAATGTCTCATTAATATCCGAAGCAATAAATTTCTGATTCGTGAAATAATGTGGTTCATTTAAAAATGTCTTTTCATAATCTGTTTGTGAATATGATGTATAATTATTGGTCAGGGAATCCACAGGAACAACATTTGTTGTTTTAATAGAAGAACTTAATTTAGTTCCAGTAAATGATAAGTATTGAATTTGTGGATATAGAATTTCATATTTTCTATTGTAAGTAGCATACACTACTTCACCACCACCTTCAATGTTTCCAGAAGCGGCAACAGTTGATGTGATATTATAAGTATCAATTCCACTATTTGTAATTTGGAATAACTTGCTATTTAAAACATCAGAAGTTACACCACCAGTTTCGACAGCACCTTTGAAGAAAACATAAGAAGATCCAGAAGTTTCAAATCCATTATCTCTATGTGATACTTGAATAATGTTGTTGTTGTTTCTAAAGAGTTTTGAAGTCGCGTTTGTGTTAGATGTAGCGTTAGTATTGAATGGGTTCTTGGCCAACAATTCGTAACCTAAAGATTCATTTGTTAATATCAACTCTGCAGTTTTAGCGATATTAAATTCTGCTCTGTATAGAGTAAATTTGACATCTTCAAAATTATCTTCTGTCCAGTTATCTACATTTTGTGATCTGTATACCGAACCGAGAGAAGGTTGTGTCGTAATAACAGTACTTGTGGCGACATCAACTTCCCCAAGTCTAGATACCCAAAGTTCATAATCAGTTGAGTCAGTTTCAATTGCCATAGCATACTCGGTATCATTCTGTAGATATACCGGATGCTCAAATTCAAAATGTGATGGAACAGTAGAATCTGTGAGACCGCTCTGGTCCACTGCTACGCCCATTCTAACAGCAGGACTATCAATCTCTATCTCAGTTTCAATTGTCGCTCCTCCAGCGCCGTTACCGATGCCTTTAATGACGACAGAGGGTGGTTCTGTATATCCAAATCCATTCAAACTAATTTCTGTATTATAAAGTTTGCCATCGGATACCTCCACACCAGCAGTAGCAACAGATCCACCAGGAAGTTGTGGACTTTCGATAGTTAAAATTGCGTTGGTGTAATTTTGACCAGTAGATGTAATTCTAATATTTGAAACCTTGCCACTATCTTTAGCAACAGTCAGAACGCCAGATTCTCCCTCAGTGTTGTTTCTGAGAGTTACTGATGGAACTGAAAGTTGCTCGTTTTGATTAAACGAACGACCATTATGGTTACTTAAAACGAGAGTATATACTTGCTCATTTGTTAATAAGAATCTACCAGAAGAAGATGGAACTAAATCAACACCATTCTTGTCAATAATTTTTTCAACTGGACCACTTGCAGCAGAAGTAGTTCCCGTTACATTTTCACCTTTAGTAATATAAACATTTCCATTTGTGAAAAATTTGATATACGTAAATGGAGATAGGATTTTTTCTGTTCCAGGAATAATATTTTTACCTGGTTTGTCCGAATCTACATTAGTTAAGTATACTTTGACAGGAACCTTATTGCTTTTTTTGCTGAAGTAAAGATCGATACCTGTGGTAAATACTCCACCATCATAGTTTTCAATTTTAAACGTTTGAGCAAGTGGATTTGGTCTTACTGGATTGTCGGTATTGCTATCAACAAACTGAACACCTTCATTTGCCTTAAAGAAAGATGGTTTAGTGGAAATAACACTGACAGGATTTTCTGGTAGAATACCAGTAGCATAGTACTTAACTTCAGCATACGTAGATACTGTTAGTTTATCAACATCGCTATCGCTCGAAGTAAATCTAAACGTTTTAACTCCTGTTGTAACTCTTATTTCTTCAGATTCTGTATCGTAATCAACCGTATCAACATCGCCACTCCATGTAGCATTTTGTCTAGGAGCAAAACCTGCAGGTAATAAAATTAATCCACTAGCATTGCCGTCATTGTCTGTGGTTACAGTGCCATTAAAAGCTGACAATGAATTACCAGCGATGCCAGTAAATCTAAGATCTGGATTTACCCAACGACTAATATCTCTACCCTCTAAGAATACCGAAATATTGGTATTTGGTTTTAGTCTGCTAATTACAAACTTAACTGGTTGACTTCTGGCAAAGAATTGTAATGATGTGGATACAGAGTTACCTCTAACAATAGAAGATTGTACTCCTTTAGCAACATCATTGTTCTGTGGACTAATGTTTGAAGAACTTGAAATAGAAGCATTACTTACAGAAGACTGAGATTCCAAGGAATTAATCTGTCCCAGAGAATTAATAGATGTAAATGACGGAGAAGATCCGACCCAGTTAACAACAAAAGAATTGTATAAACTTGAGAAACTTTCTCTTACATCTTGCTTGGCAATAAAAATTTTATACAGATCAGTATTTGTGTCTACCACGAGGGGTTCTACTGATTGATCATACCATTGATCAATACTTGGAGATACAGTAGCATCACCAACATATTGTAAAACAACAAATGGGTTTGGATTTAGTGTTTTTGAAGCAAAACTATTACCCAATAAATTTAAACTGGTATAAGGTAGTGTAATAATATCACCAGATTTTTTATAACCAGAAACAAATCTTTGATCTTCTCTAGTATTAACTTCTTTTAGGAAAAGAGAATCTTCTTTAGATTGTGGACGCAAGACTGATTGTTGTGAATCAACAGCACATTGATAATCAAGTGATATAAGATTTCCTGACTTGTGAGATTCAAAATTATCAACTAAGAAACCTGATTTAAATCTGTCTAAACCTATTTCATCTTTTACTTGCATGTTTAGAGCTTGCTGCTCTAGAATGCTTAGTGTGGTATAATACTCAAGACGCTCAATACGCTTCTCTAGTTTGCCGATGTCACGCATCGTATAGCGGCGATTATCAACAGAAGTAATTCTTACATCTTTGCTAGTTTGCGTAAATGCGGGAATGTAAGCATAAAATAAAGCAATCGCATCATCAATTGGATCTGGTTTGGTTGGATTCAGTGAAGAATTTCCTTCTTTTACAATAAAGTTTCCATTTTTGTTTAAGAAAATTCCATCAATTCTATCAAGATACTGTACTTGACTAAAAGACATTGTATATTCTAAACCAAGATCTGGAGCTGGTGTAGCAGCAATTACAGATCCTACTCCGGCAAACTTACCTATACTTTCAGAAAGAGAAGACTGATCTTGGAAACCAGCAACAAATGATGTAGAATCAACTTTAGGTCTGAAGTCTAACAAATTTTTCAAATTTACAATGCCATATACAGAAGAATTAAAAGAAGGAATAAGATCTTCAGTTACACCTGCTTCATGAATATAACTATCAATTGTACAGAAATCTCCTTGTGATTGTTCAAAGTAATCGAAAGCAATTACAAGTTGACCTGTAGTTTGTTCTTTACCTGGTTTTAATACAATACGAGAAACATCATATACAGTATCTCTCTGACCATTGTCAAACGTAAATCTATCAGTTACATCTATTCCAGAAATTAATTTGTTTATTCCTCCAGGCTTGCAAGTTAATGGTACCGTCAATATTTTAGGAGTTAAAGCATCAGCCAATATTTCATCTAGCCCTTCTAGTGGACTTTATGCTTCTTTCGCTCTCTCTAAGCTAAATGCTGGTGGGCTTCTTGAGATGACAGCAGCAAATGATCCAT